AAGGCAGATGGGACAGTAGGTGGTATATCAGTGACAGGGTTCAAGATGAACTTTAAGAAGGCTAATGGAACACTTACTACATATAATATATTCCAACAAATGATGTTGTTTTCATTATTTCAAGGACAATTTGTATCAAGAGCAGTTTTCAATGCTCATCAACATACAGAAACACAAGTAGTGACCTTTGATAATGATACTGCACCCTCTGGAACAACCTCTGTACCGATTTAGATATGGCTGATAAGATACCCTTAAAAGGACTATTTGATGGATCTGGAAACGTAACAGGTCTTGCAGAATATAGGTCTGCTGATGGAGACACACTTGGAGTGATTCATGGTGGAACTGGACTTGCAACTGTAGCAACTGATAGAATCCTAACAGGGAATGGAACTTCTGCATTGACCGCAGAAGCAAACTTGACTTTCAATGGATCAACTCTTGCAGTAACAGGTGACACAACAATCTCAGGTAATTTGACAGTCCAAGGAAACTTTACAGAGACAGTCAAAATTGCAACTGAAGATCCAATCATTGCTTTAAATACTGCAATAGGATCTGGAGTTGCAAACACTTATGATTCTGGTTTTGTAACAGAGAGGGGATCTAGTACAAATGTTGCTTTGATCTGGGATGAGAGTGAAGACCTTTTCAACTTTATAACGACTACAGATACAGGAGTTACTTCTGGAAACATAAATGTGTCTGGTCAGGCTAACATAAAGACAGGAAATATAACATCAACTGGAAACATACAACTTACAGGAACATTACAGTTTGACTCAGGACAGACAGTAAATGAAATTTCAGATGATACTTCACTTACAGACGGGGCTGCAACTGCATTAGTTACAGAGAACGCAATCAAAACTCATGTCAGTGCCCAGGCATCAGCATTCGCAATCGCATTAGGATAAACTATGGCATCACCAAATACAAAAGCAACCCTAAAGGAATATTGTCTCAGAGCATTGGGAAAACCTGTCATTGAGATCAATGTCGATGATGACCAAGTTGATGATAGATTAGATGAGGCTCTTCAGTACTTTGCAGAGTTTCACATGGATGGAGTGGAAAGATTATTTCTCAAACATCAAATTACTGCGGCTGAAAAGACAAGAGCAGTAACAAATATTTCAGAAACAAATACAGATGTGGTTGATAATTCCATTTCGGCAACTTGGTTAGAACAAAAAGTATGGCTTCCATTAAACACAAATATAATTTCAGTACTCAAGGTTTTTCAATTAGATAGAGGAACCACTTCTGGAAATATGTTTGATATGCAGTATCAAATGAGGTTGAATGATTTACATGACTTCACATCAACCTCTCTGGTGCATTATCAAATGTTACAAGAACAGATAGACTTTATGCAACATATTTTGGTAGGAGAGTTTCCAATAAGATTCAACATTCATCAGAACAGATTATATCTGGATATGGACTGGCCTAATGAGGTTAGTGATGATCATTTCATCGTCATTGAATGCTATAGAAAACTCAATCCTACAGTTTATACAGATATTTTTAATGATTCTTATGTTAAAAAGTACGCAACAGCACTCATCAAAAAACAGTGGGGTGCTAACTTAATCAAGTTCAATGGAGTCCAAATGTTAGGTGGAGTTCAAATGAATGGAGAAATAATTTATCAACAGGCTGATGAGGAAATAAAGTTACTAGAAGAACAGATGCTCAATGGTTATGGTCTTCCTGCTGATATGATGGTGGGATAATATGCCAACAAATGTATATTTTAATACAGGGACAAAACCAGAACAGAGGTTATATGAAAATCTGATCATCGAACAGTTAAGAGCGTTTGGTCAAGATGTATATTATTTACCTCGTAAATTGGTCAATGAGGACACTCTATTCGGTGAGGATACTCTATCAAGTTTCAATGATGCATACCAAGTAGAGATGTATCTTGATAACATCGAAGGATTTGAGGGACAAAAAGAAATGATGACACGTTTCGGTCTGGATATGCAGGACGAAGCGACATGGGTAGTTTCAAAGAGAAGGTTTGAGCAATTGATTAGTACTGATCAAAACCTCATAGTCACAACAAGGCCTAACGAAGGGGATCTAATTTACTTTCCCCTGGCAAAGAAACTCTTTGAGATTTCCTTTGTGGATCAAGACGATCCATTCTATCAGATAGCAAATCTACCAGTATTCAAAATGCGATGTCGCACATTTGAGTACAGTAGTGAGGCACTAGATACTGGTGTATCTGAAATTGATGCGATTGAAACATCAGAATCAATGGATGCACTTGGTTATCAGATTGTTTTAGAAACGGCTACCGAATCTGGAACTAATCATTTGATTACAGAAGATGGTGCTTTTATAGTACAAGAAGAATACAATATAGATACTATAGACACTTCTTCTGATTCAGAGTATTTTGAAACGCAAGGTGATTCGATACTTGATTTTACAGAACGCAACCCTTTTGGTGAGGTAACATAATGCTTGGTCAAACTTTTTACCATGAAACACTACGAAAATGTGTAGTGGGATTTGGAACACTCTTCAATGATATTCATATTGTCAGAAGAGATAGTTCAGGAAATATACAACAGTCTATGAAGGTTCCGTTAGCATACGGACCTAAACAGAAGTTTCTTACAAGACTCAGAGAAGATCCTAGTATCTCAAAGTCAGTTGCAATTACACTTCCAAGAATTGGATTTGAGATTGGTGCAATGACTTATGACAGTACTAGGAAACTCAATAAGATCCAGAAAGTAAAAAAGTCTGGGTCAGCAGGGAACAAGGTTGATACACAATATATGCCAGTTCCCTACAATATTGACTTTGAACTTTATGCAATGGCTAAGAACAGTGATGATGCTCTGCAAATCGTAGAACAAATTCTACCTTACTTTCAACCAGAGTACACAATCACTATTAATGACATTGTGTCAATGAACAGTAAGCGTGACGTACCTATCATATTGAGTGGTATATCATACGAAGATAATTATGAAGGTGATTTTGCAGAACGAAGAGCGATCATATACACTCTTACATTTACTGCAAAGGCTTACCTCTACGGACCAGTGATTTCTGGACAGGTAGTCACCAAGGTACAGGTGGATCAATTTACAGATTCTTCTGCAAATGCTCCAAAACGTGAACAGAGATACACAGTTACGCCTGATCCTGCAAGTGCTGATTTTGATGATGACTTTGGATTTAATGAAACATCATCCTTTTATATGGATGCAAAAACATACAACCCAACTACGGGTCAAGACGAATAGGTAAACTATGGCATTACAAACAATAGGACTTGGAAGTTCAGCAAATGATGGTAATGGTGATACTCTAAGAGCTGCAGGAACCAAGATCAACGCAAACACAGGAGAGATCTACGCTCGATTTGGGAGTGGATCTGCAAATGGAGCAACTTTAGAGACTGCAACTTCTGGAAACATACTGGTAGGAAATGGAAGTAAATTTGCTAGTGTAGTAACCTCTGGAGACTTTGATATTTCAAGTGCAGGAGCAATAAATGTTCGAGCAGATAATGGAGCTTCTGGTGTTCATAAAATAACAATACCATCTGGATCTGCTCCAGGCACTACTGCAAATACTCTATACAATATTGGAGGTTCTTTATACTTCAATGGGTCAGTAGTTGGAACTGGAAACGTAACTGGTATGACTGCATTTTCAGTTACAGGTGATTCAGGATCGGCACAATCTGTTACTCAAGGAAACACAGTCACCATTGCAGGAGGAACAGGTATTGCTTCAGTCGCAAGTGCAACTGACACAATCACTCTGAATATTGATTCTACAGTCGCAACTCTGACAGGTTCACAGGTACTTACAAGTAAAACTCTGACAAGTCCAGTTCTTGGAGGTACAACCACAACAGCTTCTGGTAACTTAATCGTTGATCCTGCAACTCAAATATTGGAGGTAAAGGGTGATGGTTCGTCAACTGAAGGTGGAATACAGTTAAATTGTCGTGTCAATACTCATGGACAAAAAATACTTGCACAACCTCATAGTGAGGGAGTTACCAATACGATGTTACTTCCAAAAGGTGGAAACTCAACTTTGGTTTCAGAAATATCTACATCTACACTGACAAACAAAACAATTGATGCAAACGGAACAGGTAACTCTATTACAAACCTAGAGGTTGCTGACTTTGCGGCCGCATCGATTATTACTGATTCTGAAGGTATTAGTTCTAATAATAACAATACAACTATTCCAACATCAGCTGCAGTAAAAGCATACGCAGATTCAGTCGGTGGTGGTGGAGGTGGAGGTTCACTTACCATACAAGAAGAGGGGTCATCATTATCAACCGCAGCCACTACACTAAACTTTGTGGGTGCTGGAGTTACAGCTACAGGCGGTACTTCAACTAAAACGATAACAATAGGTGCTGGGATATCTACTCTTGCAGGATTAACTGATACTAATGTTTCAAGTGCAAACGGAGGACAATTACTATTACACGATGGGTCAGACAGTTTTGACAATAAGGATATTAACTTATTTGGAACAACTCTAAATTTTACTGCTGGTCTTTCTCTCTTTATGGGAGCGCATATTTTTAACATTACTGGTGCAGATGGATCAAACTATACATTTCAATATTATGAGGATGATGGGACAGATGAACCTGACCCAGCATTGGTTTTCATTGAAGATCACACTTATGTTTTTAATCTTGCTTATAATGCTAGTGGTCATCCATTTCAAATACAGACCACAGATGGTAATGCCTTGACTAATAGTAATGGAGCTCGAGGATTACTTCACATTGCATTAGATGGTACAGTTAGTGAAGGAACAAGTGCAAATGGTAAACATAATGGATTCATGATTTGGAGAATTCCACATTTTGGTGCTAACAGCACTGGTTATAGATATAGATGTACACAACATAGTGGTATGGGAAATACTATAACTATTAAAACAACAGCTAATATGTCATAATGGAATGGAAAAACTTGATGAAGTTCTCGGAATCACAGAGAAGGCCGTTGCAGTCACCAGCACAACCCCTTTGGTCCCTAGAACGCAAAGTGAAGATGAAGATAACGATGACTTCAAGTACAGTCGAGAAAATCTTTATCATCTAATTGAGAGAGGTCAGGATGCACTTGATGGTATTCTTCAAGTTGCAAAAGAGACTGATCATCCTAGAGCCTATGAGGTTGCAGGACAGTTATTGAAGACCAATGCTGACAATGCAGAAAAGTTGGTCAATCTACAAACAACAAAAAAGAAAGTCACAGAAGTATCTGGACCTAAGAATGTAACCAATGCATTATTTGTTGGATCGACAGCAGAACTTCAAAAACTCATAAAAGGAAAATGAAAACTTTCAAACAATTTACTGAGGAACCTTGTTGTGATGATTGTTATGATCATGAACTACAAGAGGCTGAGTACCAAGGTAAAAAAGTAGAACTTAATAATCCTACAAGGTCTAGTGATGGTAAGAAAAAGTTCTATGTCTACGTCAAGAACGAAAAGGGTAATGTAATCAAGTTAGGATTCGGAGATCCAAATATGGAGATTAAACGAGATGACCCTGCTAGGAGAAAGTCATTTCGTGCAAGACATAATTGTGCTGATCCAGGCCCCAAATACAAAGCAAGGTATTGGAGTTGTTATCAATGGAGAGCAGGAGCAAAGGTAGATAACTAATGAAAACATACAAAGAACTTATCAAAGAATATGACGATAGAACAGATCGTTATGTTGCAGATGAGATTAAAAAAAGAAAACTAGCAAAATCCGTTGTTAATGCAACGGATGACCGAAGAATGATAACAGGTAAAGCTAACTTTGTCATGGATCATCATACAGGAAGTTCTAAGATTCATGTATTCTTAAAAAAGTTATCTCCTAGTGTAATAAAGTACAATTACGATTTGAGATTTGATGAAGCAGTCAGTCCTGCACAGCAAGCTGCAATTGCAATCTCAAAAAAGAAAAGAGGTGAGAAACCTAAGAATGAAGCACAGGGAACTTGTTGGGATGGTTATGAACAAAAAGGTATGAAGAAAAAAGGTGACAAGATGGTTCCCAATTGTGTACCAGTTGGAGAAGAAAACATTGAAGAAAAAAATGTTCCAACTAATCCCACACTATGGTCAAAGGCAAAGTCACTCGCAAAATCCAAGTTTGATGTCTATCCTTCAGCATATGCAAATGGTTGGGCTGCAAAGTGGTACAAAGGTAAAGGTGGGGGATGGAAAAAAGCCTAACATATAACGAATTTGTTGAAGATCTCCGAAAGTGGTTTGGTAAGGGTAAAGATGGAGATTGGAAACGTATAGGTACAGATGGTTCAGTTCAGGGGCCTTGTGCAAGACCAGATAAAGATGGAGATGGGGATGGCGATGGTCCCAAACCAAAATGTATGTCCAAGAAAAAGATTAGTCAACTCACAAAGAAACAAAGAGCAAATGCAGTGAGACAGAAACGAAAACATGATGGAGATGCAGATCGCAAAGGTAAACCAATCAACGTATCTAACTTTGGAAAAGGAAAGTTGTGATAACCTTCAAAGAATACGTAAGAGATTATAAGAAGGAATATAAAAAATTCCAATCATCTCCTGAGAGAATCAAGTATCGGGCCGATCTTGTAAAGTATAATCGGGATAAAGGTACTTACGGAAATGGAGATGGAAAAGATGCATCCCACAAAAACGGAAAGATAGTAGGATTTGAGAAAGAGTCGAAGAACAGAGGACGAAAAGAAAAATCAAGACTCAAAGGATCTATTAGAGAAGATGTAACAAAAGGAGAATTGGATCAAGTCGAAAAATATGCAGACAAATTGTTTGCAGCTGTGGGTATTGATGTTGAGTTTACCAGACACTTTTTAGACAGGGTAAACGATGAAAGAAACAAAAAACCAATCAATACGGCCGAACTTATTAGATTGTTTAGACTTACTTACAAAAAGTACGGAAAGAAAATTCCAAAAATGGGACCAGATGCTCAAGCAGTTATCCACGACATGGAAACAAATGTCAATATGCCTTTTGTCCTTAATGTTGATAGGTCAGGTATGCTTGATCTTGTGGCTAAAACAGTAATGAGAAAGAAGGATTTCAAAACCTCAAATCCAAAATTGAATGTCTGATAATGTATATCTTGGGAATCCTAATCTCAAGAGAGCGAATGTCCAAATCGAGTTTACGCCGGAGCAGATTCAAGAGTATGCTCGATGTATGGAAGACCCGGCCTACTTCATCGAAAACTATATCAAGATAGTAAGTATTGATGAAGGACTTGTACCATTTGACCTCTATCCTTTTCAAAGAGACATGGTGCAAACTTTTCACACTAATCGTTTCTCTATTTGTAAACTTCCTAGACAGTCTGGTAAATCCACAACAATTATTGCATATCTGCTGCATTATTGTCTGTTCAATTCTTCTGTAAATGTCGCCATTTTAGCGAATAAGGCGGCTGTTGCAAGGGATCTCTTAGGAAGGCTACAACTCGCATACGAGCATCTACCTAAGTGGTTGCAACAAGGGGTTATGACTTGGAACAAGGGATCTCTTGAACTTGAAAATGGATCTAAGATTCTTGCAAGTGCAACATCCTCAAGTGCTGTTCGAGGTGGTTCTTACAACATCATTTTTCTTGATGAGTTTGCCTATGTGCCAAATAACATAGCCGAACAGTTCTTCAGTTCAGTCTATCCTACAATTTCCTCTGGTAAAACATCCAAGGTGATGATGGTAAGTACACCACACGGAATGAATATGTTTTACAAAATTTGGAATGATGCAGAAAATGGCAGAAACTCTTATGTTCCCATTGAGGTACATTGGAGTGAGGTTCCAGGCCGTGATGAGAAGTGGAAAGCAGAAACAATCAAGAACACAAGTGAGCAACAGTTCAATGTGGAGTTTGAATGTGAGTTCCTTGGGTCTGTTAATACACTTATTGCACCAGCAAAACTTAGAACACTTTCCCATAACAATCCTGTACAGGACAATGCAGGACTTAGAGTCTACGAAAATCCCAATCCTGAATCTGCATACGTTCTGGTTGCTGATGTATCCAGAGGTATCGCAAGTGATTATTCTGCATTTGTGGTGATAGATGTCTCAGAGGTTCCTTATAAACAGGTTGCTGTTTACAGAGACAATGAGATCAAACCTATGAACTTTCCTCAGATTATACACAAGGTTGCAACTGCATATAATCTTGCATACGTGATGATTGAGATTAATGATATTGGAGCTCAGGTTGCAGATGCATTGCAGTTTGATTTAGAATATGATAACCTTATCATGACCACTATGCATGGTAGAAATGGTCAAATGGCTGGTGGAGGATTTTCTGGTAAGAAAGCACAGTTAGGTGTAAGAACAACCAAGGCGCTCAAGAAGGTTGGATGTTCTAACTTCAAGACTATGATGGAAGCAGATAAAATTTTAATTCAAGATTTTAATACTATCGTAGAGTTGACCACATTTGTATCTAAGGGACAATCTTATGAAGCAGATGATGGAGCAACTGATGACTTAGTGATGTGTATGGTCTTATTCAGTTGGTTATCAGATCAAACTTATTTCAAAGAATTGACTAATATGGATATTCGTCAACAACTCTGGAAAGAGAAGGAGGATCTTGTAGATCAAGATATGGCTCCTTTTGGTTTTGTCTTAGATGGAGTGAATGATGAATATGGAGAAAAAATTGGTGAAACTATCGATGAGTATGGTTCTAGATTTTCTCCTGTAGTACAATCCCATCGTGAGTGGTTAGAGGATTGGTGATAACTCAATATCATTCTCTAATTTACTTCTACAATTCATACACACAACCTTATTCTTCCTAATCTTTTCCAGTATAGGCTCTCTGAGTTTTTCTCTGAGTCCCTTTGATCTTGAAATGATTCGGATCTCTTTGTTGTCAGGGTAGAAGACCAAGGCACACGTTTCTGATTCCCCACAGTGTACACACGACTTGTTGGCCAAGTATTCGTTAATCCATATATCACGTTTTCTCCTTGCTTTTTTTACTCCCTCTTTGATTGTATCTTTATACTTCTCGTAATGGGTCATAATAACATATTTATGTTATAAAAACCTCTCTGAAGAACCTCAAATGTCTAAATATAGGAGATAACACTTCTAATTTAAGGAGATGGAATGGCGTTTCAAGTTTCGCCTGGTGTACAGGTACAAGAAAAAGATTTAACAAACGTAATTCCTGCTGTCGCAACATCCATTGCTGGTATCGTCATCGCCGCACAAAAGGGGCCGGTCGGTGAAATCACTGCAATTGCATCCGAAGAAGAACTTGTTTCTGTCTTTGGACAACCACAATCTGATAGTAATCAGTTTGAAGATTGGTTTTGTGCTGCTAACTATTTGGGTTACAGTAATGCATTGAGAGTGGTAAGAGCACAAAGTGATGTAAAGAATGCTTGCGAAGCTGGAAAAACAGCGATTTTGATTAAATCAACTGACGATTATACTCAGATTATTGCTGGCTCAGTAGACACAGGACTCTACAATGCTAGAACTGCTGGAGCATGGGGAAACAGTTTAAAGGTTTCCGTATGTCCAAGTGCTGCTGAGTTTGAACAAACATTTGCTGGTGGTGAAGATACCGCTGGTGTAGTAGAAACTGCATTGGATGGTGGAGCTACATCATTTGTTGCAGACAATAATGGCGGTACAGGATACAATGTTGGTGACATTATCAACTTTGGAGAAGCTGATGGTGGAGAATATAAGGTAACAAATATTGCTTCACACACTATAACTTTTGAAAGATTTGGATCTGCAAATACCGAAGGTGGTATTCGTACTCCAGGCACAGGAGTTATTGCAGACAATCAAAATGTCCGTAGACGATGGGAATTTTATGATCTATTCACATCGGCTCCAGGCACATCCGATTATGTAAAAGATCGGTCTGGTGTCAATACTGCTGATGAACTGCATATCGTTGTCATTGACGAAGATGGAGCAATCACAGGAGCTCCTGGCACAGTTTTGGAAACCTTTGAGGGACTTTCCAAATTGTCTGATGCAAAGAAAACAGACGGAAGTACAAACTACTATCGTGATGTTCTATACAATCAGTCCCAAT